TAGGTTCTTCCTTACCAACGACGACCCTAACCCGGAGACGGGCCGCATGGCGTTTAAGGAAACGCTGCAAGCGTGGGCACTGGGATGGGGTGACGGACACGCGCATATCATTAGAGACGCTGGCGGGATGCCTAGTGCGATGTGGCAGATCCACCCTAGCCGGGTAGAGGTCAAGCGTGTGGATCTTGACGACGGCAGCAGCGAGATCTTTTACGAAGTCAAGATAAGCCATAACAACGACCGGCGCATGTTAATCCCCGCTGAAGATATGTTCCACTTGCATAACGTGGGTGATGATGGGTTGACGGGTCTTAGCATCTTACAGCTTGGTGCTGAGTCGCTTGGTGTAGGCTTGGCAACGCAGACGTTCCGTGGTGCCTTCTTTGGTAACGGAACGACGTTTGGCCGGGTGTTTGAGCATCCCGGTACACTGGGCGAGACTGGCAGAGCGAACTTACGCAACAGCCTGAACGAAGGATATCAAGGCGCCGGGCAGGGATTCCAGAACGTGTTCCTTGAGGAAGGTATGCAGCTATCGAGTAACAACGGCTGGATAAGCCCGAGGGACGCGCAGCTTCTGGAAGAGAGCCAGTTTAATATCGAAGAGGTTGCGCGCTGGTTTCGTATGCCACCGCATAAGCTACAGCAGTTGACTAACCCTACGTTTAACACGTTAGAGCAGCAGAACCAAGAATACAACAACGACACGCTAGGCCCGTGGATGGAACGGTGGGACGCGGAAGCAGAGCGGAAGCTGCTGTTTACCCGCGAGCGCGGGACGATGTTCTGGGATCACGACGTAAAGATGCTGGCCGACTTCAAGACGCGGGCAACCGTATCGAAAGAACTGATCTTTGCTGGCGTGATGGAACCGAACGAAGCCCGCACAGAATTCAATATGAATATCAATAATCCGAACGGCTCTAATCTGTTTATGCAATCGGCTATGGTCACGCTGGATTCGATCGTTGACGGGACAGCCGACAAGTCGGGCGCGATGATCCCAATGTCAAACGGACGCCCAGAGAGCAGGGCCGATATCGTTGCAGCGCACAGGCCGATCTTTATCGATGCTATCGAGCGCGTGACTAACAAGGAAGCCAAGGCAGTAGGCCGGGCGTCTGATAAGTACGACGGCGACGAGATGGCCAAATGGTGCGTTGACTTCTTTGACGAGTTGCAAGGCGACTTGTTCAAGGCGCTGGTCAATCCGTGCATGTTGCTTGATGGCGCGCTAGGTAGCGAAGGCAGTATCCCGGTGGCGTATGCGCTGGAGGCGTTTGTTCAGACCCAGGCCATCAACGGCGTGGATCGGGCGAAGATGCTGCACAACGAAACAATAACGATTGATGAGATATACAACGCAGGGCTAACGGCCCGGCTGGCCGACCAGGCCATACAGGCAATCACTGAGAGGTACGAAAATGAGTAATTCAGACGGTCAGGGCACGGGCACGTTCACAGATCGCAAGTGCTTCGCACGGCACTCCGGCCTGTGGTTGTGTGAGCCACGGGAAGCAATGACGTACTATGACGCCGTGGTTAAGAACGGCTGGCGATCGATTAAGGCTGAAGTGCAGGCCGAGGGGCCAGCATCAGACGCCGGGGTCAACGTCACGCAGGGCGGTACTGCAATCATCCCTATAACGGGCATGATGATGAAGGGCACAAGCAAGATGTTCGATGGAACGTCTACGCTTAAAACTCGCCGCCAGATCAGCGCGGCGATGGCTGATGATTCGGTTAGCTCGATCTTGATGTTTATTGACTCGCCCGGTGGCCATGTAGACGGCACGGACGAATTGGCCGCTGATATCCGGGCTGCTGATCTGACCAAGCCTGTATTCTCGTTTATCGAGGACATGGGCGCCAGCGCAGCGCTGTGGGTGGCCAGCCAGTCCAGCAAGGTGTTCACTAACCGGATGGCGGCAGTTGGGTCGATCGGTGTATTCGCCGTGGTCACAGACGCTTCTGAGGCGATGGAGCAGGCGGGTATCAAGGTTCACGTTATCAGCACTGGCGATTTCAAGGGTGGCGCTTTCGGGGCTGAAGTATCCGAGGCTCAGATCGGTGAAGTACAGAAGATGGTCGATGCCATAAACGTAGAGTTTAAAGGCGCTGTTAAGAAGGGCCGCAGCATGACCGCGAAGGCAGTGGACGCCATTGCAGACGGTCGTATGTTCACGGCACCAGAGGCGCAGGCGTTGGGCCTGACAGACGGCGTATCGACTATCGAGAAGGTATTAGGCGCAATGGATAAGGAAGTACGCGCACGGGGCAGGGCCAGACGGGCCAGAGCCACCGCAGCGCAGTTAAATATAGATAAGCGGAAATAGCGTTTGCCATCGTGTGAATCGGTGGAATATTGCGATTGAGGATACGCAGAGTCGTGTCCTCATTGGTGCTGAGTCACCTGTTGGAAGTTGGACTATTTATAGAGCATTTTCTAAGGTATTGAAATGAAAATTTCTGAACTTAAAAATGAGCGCAAAAACCTGTTGGCCGCCGCTGATGAGCTTGTAAAAGAGCATGGCGAAGATATCTCTGACGAGACTCTGGGCCAGGTTGATGAACTCATGGCGCAGGCTGATGAAGCCAGCGCGAAGATCGAAGCCGCCGAAGCGCGTCGTAAGACCGCTATCGACACGGCTAACCGCGTGAGCGCTGCTAATGCAGCCGTTACCGCTGAACCTGTAACCGCTGCACCGTCTGCTATCGCAGGCGTGTCTGTGGGCGTGACCCGCGAACTGGAAGACAAGACTCGCGGCTTTGCTGACTTGGGCGCGTTCGCTGCTTCCGTTATGGAATCGGGCACCGGCCATTCATTCGATGAGCGCCTGGACTTCTGCGCCGCGAATAACCAGACCATTGGCAGTCAAGGTGGCTTCCTGGTTCCCCCGGAATTCTCGCAAGAGATTATCTCGGGATTGTATGGAGCTTCAGATTCTCTGATCGCTCGCACGACTAACCTGAACATCACTGGTGATTCGATCACATTCCCCGCTGACGCCGAAACTTCAAGAGTGAATGGTAGTCGTCACGGAGGCGTGGCCGGATATTGGAAAAGTGAATTGCCGCTTGCTGCAATGACCGAATCCAACCCGACGTTGCGTGAAGTTAAACTTGAGCCTGAGTGCCTGACAGTGTTTGTCAAAGTCACCGACAAACTCTTGATGAACGGTGGCCCTGCTGTTGGCCAGTGGATCAACGGCGCGGCGCAGGATGAAGTTAACTTTAAAGTTGGCGATGCGATTGTCAATGGTAACGGCGTAGGTCAGCCTCTCGGCTTCCTGCAGTCCGGTGCTTTGATTTCTGTAGCCAAGGATGGCTCCCAGACGGCTGCCACCCTGAGCGCCAGTAACGTCGATCGTATGCATCTTCGCCTCCCGGCGAACTTGCGCGCTGGCGCGATCTGGTTGCACAACCAGGACGCCGAAGGCGAGATCGCTAACCTGGAAGACGGCAACGGCAATGCGCTGATGCGTCGTAATTTCATGTTGGACGGCTCGATGGTCAATTCGCTTTACGGAATCCCACTGGTTCCATGCGAATATATGCCCACATTGGGATCTGCCGGAGACCTGACCTTGTGCAGCCTCCAGAGCTACATCACAGCAACCCGTGGCGGCACTCGTTCCGATAGCTCCATCCACCTAAATTTTGACAAGCTGACTACAGCTTTTCGGTTCCTGCTCGAAATTGACGGTTCTCCCAAGAACCTGGTGCCGACAACCCCATATCAGGGTTCTTCGACTGTCAGTCCGTTTGTCACTACTGCAGTGCGCGCATAAGCGCAGAAATGGAGATAAACGATGCCAAATAAACAACTCATTGAAGAATCTAACCCTATCGACATGTTCGGGCTTGGCCCGGTTGACGCTAATACGGATCGCACTGGCGACTATATCAACGTCGAAAACTATCGTCGTGGGCTTCTGATCCTCAATTCGGGGGTCGGGACTGCCGGAGATGATTTTTTGCTTACGGTCAGGGCCGCATCCGATGCGAGCGGAACCGGCGTTAAGGACTGGGACG